AACAACCGCTGCCCCAGATCCTGCGCCATCACAATAAATTATAGCCGATGCGCCGTTTGCTACTGTAACATTTGCTCCAGATCCTTGTGAAAATATAGCAGACTGACCTGAGTTATTCTTTACAAAGTACATACGTTTTGCATCATTAGGCGAAACTGTTATGGTATTTGTCCCAGAGGGTGAGCCGCCTAGAACCAACACATGATACTGTCCATCTGATGCAGAACCATCTGAGGTAGTCAGTGTATGCGTTGTTCCTGAGAGTGTAATGTCTCCGACACCCGCTGCAACACGGTCAATAATATCGAAGTTTGTATTGGTTGACGTACCCCATGTTCCAGATTCGTCACCTGTAGCGATCTTCTTTATACCGCTGTTTGTTGTATAGGTTGCCATGTTTCCTTACCTTTACGCTGCTTCGCCTATCGTTGTCCAAGTTGTCCCTGGGTTTGGTGTTTCTTCTGTCCATGTGCTGCCCGGATTCGGACCCACCGTAGACCAAGAAGTACCCGGTGCAGGAACTATTGTTTCGTAAACTATCACAGAACCAACTAATGCGCTAGTGCTAACACCAGTAACCTCTGCTTTACTGATTGTAGCTACAGTTACTGTACCAACGGATGCAGTTGCAAACAAGTTGTCTCCTGATACAGGAACAACCTGTGATGTTAATACTGTAACAGGTCCAACTGTGCCAGTTCCGGCGATACCTGTAGCTGCAACATTCGGTGCTGTACCAATGATACTTGGTTCAGTAACACCGCCAGTAGCCGCCACGCCTGTTGGCGTAACATCAATACCAACACCTTCGCTGATCGTAACTGAGCCTACACCACCTGTAGCTGCAATACCTGTGGGCGGTACGTTTACACCGATTATAATACTTGTGCCAGATCCAACCGCAGATGTAGCTGATAGTCCTGAAACAACAACATCAACACCACCACCTTGCACAACCGTAGCCGTGCCTACAAAACCCTGACCCTGTAATCCTGTTAGCGGAACATTCTGTTCTGTAACAAGAGTGACTTGTCCAACACTCCCTGTAGCCGCAAGGCCATCTGGAATTACACTATTATTCCCTTGTAC